CTTAATGGAAACACCTTGACTGGATCCAATAAATCAGACAGTGCAGTGATACCAGGTGTGGTCACATCCAGTATGCTTAAAATCTGTGCTAGATCGTCAGATCCTACCATGTTCATGACCGCCCATGCAACTTTTTGCAATCGATCAAATTGATTCTCAGACAGCCCGGTGGGATTCAACAAACTACGAACATTGTTAGACACAAGGTCTCTCACATCTTTTGTGGTCAAGCCGGCACCAATTAGTGCTTGTTGCAACACAGGAATAGTTGCACCAGTTGTGCCTGCTACTTGACTGATCTGTTGTATAAGTCCAGCCGGTGTTCCGTACAATGATAAGTTTGAAAGATCAACCAGTTGGCCTTGTTTTTCCAGGTCCACCCCAAAATTTGCAATATCAGTATTCACTGTGCTGATATCAGCTGTAGTCAGTGCATCCATGTTGGTAAATGTTGGTCCAAGGTATGTGTTGGTGTTTACTGCTGAATTTATGTAGTTGTTGGTGATGCTGATAAATCCTTGCACCGCCAAGAAGCCTTGTGAAAAGTGTCCAACATTTCCGGTGCCTAGGTATGCATTGCCCGTTTGATCAACCAGGCCAGATAATCCGTAAGGTGCTGTTGGTAATTCTTGTATCATTACAGTACCGGTGGTAGTGGTAGGATAAACAAGATTTGTAATAGCAACAGGGATGCTGTTGCCCAGGGCAGGGCATGTGGCGTTGCCTATACTCAACAAAGCAGTCATTGTACTGTTTGTTTTGTATGTCTGTGCAAGGTAGTAGGCCACAGCAGCTTGGTACGCAGTGATCAATGGGGTGGCATTGAATGCTGTTAATGCCGCAGTTAGTGCAGCAGGCAGTGGTTGCAAGCCTTGATTGTTGAGCAGTGCAGCAGCAACAGTGACTTGAAGTGGTGTAAGTATGCTGGCCATTATCCTGCCCTTACATTATTGCTGCCGCCAGTTCGGGCATGACCACATGTGTCCGAGTTACCGGTAACATTAACCGGTGTACCGCCTGCTCGTACACTGCCAACTCCGCCTGAGGTAACAGGACGATGACTGTTTTTACGAGCATGAGGACTTACCCCTGACCCGTTTACACTCACAGAAATTCCGTTGACTCGGACTGAGTCAACTCCTCCAGTGATTACACCACCACCCGAATCTGCGTCACCTACTCGCTGCACTGCTGGCATGTTATCCTAGAATTAGTTTCTTCTCTGGCACCTTGATACCAGTAGTTGCTTCGATATATTTCATCTTGACTTCTTCGTCGGTGAGTGCATAAATTGCAACATTATTAATATTTAGTGTAACGGAACCCTTGCGTTCGGCTGTGAACACGCTGGGCACAAGACCAAGTCCTTGCGGCCCTGGCGCCACGCTAACTGGCTCGCTTACTGTAATAAAATTGTATTCAATCAATTCTACCCTTGCAATCATTTCTTCTCCTGAATTGAGTTTAAATGTGCAAACTTTTCCTAGTGTATCGTTAATATTCATTCTGCTAATTTCTTTCTAAGTTCTGTAAATCCACCCACAAGCTCTTCATCCAAGAAGATCTGGGGTACTGAGCGAGCAGTTGGTACTGCTTCTAAGAGTTGTTCTTTGGTCCAGTCCCTGGACACGTTGCGTTCTTCAAATTCGATGCCTTTGGTTTTAAGCAGGCTCTTTGCTTGATCACAATAAGGACATGCGTCCTTGCTCCACACTATGGCTTTCATTTTATAACTCCGGTAATTGCTCGTAGTCTAACTGATCACTCATTACTCCAATAACATAGTTAGTTGACTCGTTCTCTTGAAGTGCAGTTTGTTTGTTACTGGTGTTGACATGCTTGTTGAACCAAGGAATAGGCGTGCTGCGTGGGGCAGGTTCTTGATACTTGATACCAATTTCTTTGAGCGCATTTACAGCAGTGTAATCTACAAAGTCTTTGAGAATCTGTGCATTGAGTCCAATCACAGGTCCTCGATTGAACAAGTAGTCAGCCCAAGACTTTTCTTCACGGATAACGTCTAGATACAACTGATACACTTTGGCTTCACATTCAATTTTAGCAGTAGCAAAGCGACTGTCTTCTTTGACCACTTGATTGATTATGTATGCTGTCCACTCTTTGTGCAACAACTCATCTTGTAGAATCAAGCTGATGATGTTGCCATTGCCCATGAAGATCTTGTTCTCCACCATGGCCAGGCTTGTGGCAAAGCTGACCATAAACCTGAATGCTTCTAGTGCATAGCTGGCATGCAGGGCCATGTAGATTGCACGGATATGTTCTTTTTCTGTAACAACCACACCCAGCTCTTTCTTGCAATTGAGCACATGTAGTTCATCATAGTATTTGCCCACACTTGATGCCATGTCAATGATCTCTTGAGTGTCGTGAATGGTGTTGAACACATCCTTAGGAACATTATAGATGTTGCGAATAATGTGGCTGTAACTCTTGCTGTGAATGTTGGTTTCGAAGAATCCCCAGTTGTACATTAGTGCTTCAACTTCAGGCAGGCTGCACACAGGAGTGAACACTTGTGTAGGACCGCGTCCTTGTAAACTGTCCAAGGCTGTTTGTCGCAGCAGATTACTGGTAAAGATGTGTTTGACAGTGTCGCTGGCTTCTTTGAAGTCATTGCTGTCTTTGGTCAGGCTAACTTCTTCTGGTTGCCAAAAGAAGCCTCGTGCAGTACTATCAAAGTCTGCAATCTTCTTGTACTTGACTTCTTCAAATCGCTGTATAGTCACAGGACCGGCCACATCTAGAAACATCTTGCGATTCAGGTAGTCTGTCTTGGTATGTAAGTTGTATTGTTGTTTTGACATTTTTTATTTTCCTGTTAGTCATTTTTTTCATCAATGGAGTAAAACCAGTCATCTCCAGATGACCACTTGCGTGTGCCATCCACTGTGAATATGGTCTGTGCAGCTTTGAAATCTGGAAATTTCACATTACCCGAAATCAAACTTTGATCGTACCACAAGCATCGGTTGTTGGGCTGGCAGGCAAATTGACCGTTTTCCAGTCGAATAAAGTTGAATGACTTGTGTTCTTCGGCAACTTCAGTAAACCCAGTGTCCACATCCATGCCGTCTGCACAAAAATCCACGGTGAACAAATAGTTGCCGTAGTACCACTCTCGATCTTTGCCTAGAAACTTAACACCTAGATTACGCAGACCTATTTTTTCAATAATGGTAAAACGATAGCCCATGCAGTCCCAGAGTTGCAGGATATCTATTGGTAGATTGCCTGTGTAATTTTCTTGCCACACATAGGCATGAATGGGTAGCTTGTCGTAGAGTGCTCCATAATTGGGCAACAGACTTTCGATGCGAAACACCTGCCCTCGCAGAGCTTTGAGACTGACCCAGATGGCTGGTTCTAGTTCCCCGTGGCCTTTTTCAAAATTGTAGAGAAATTCTCGTTTGACCCAGCACTTGATTGGCGGCAATGATCCTGCTATGTAACTCATTTATATATTTTTCCATTCGATACGTTGTGTTGGTATCCAACCATTTCTAAAATATTTCATCATATTCACACCTGATCCTACAACTTACATGATTCACAGTCCGATTCATCATCGAAGTTGATTGGTTCCAGCATGGTTGGAGCTTCGTCAGCCACGGCTTTACTGCCTGCTTTGTTGATCAAGCTGTAGTAAAAAGTTTTTAATCCCCAGTAGTGAGCCTGCATCAAGTTCTTGGCAATCATTGTGGTAGGGACTTTACGATCTGGGAAGTGTGCCGGATTGTAAAAAGTATTGGTACTGATAGACTGATCAATGTAGGCTGCAATCACTGCTGCTGTTTTTAAATAGCCATCACAGTCTTTTTGTTCCCACATCAACTGATACTTGTTCTTGAGTCTATGGTATTCTGGAACAACCTGTGTGAGACTTCCTGCTTTGCTTTCTTTAACTGAGATCAGGCTCATGGGCATTTCAATACCGTTAGTGCTGTTAATGACCACGCTGCTGGATTCTACAGGAGCCACTGCCATTTGTGTGGCATTGCGAACACCATGTTCTTTCATGTTGACACGTAATGTTTCCCAGTCTAGTTCCGGAGTAAAGTCTGCTAGTTCGTTAACACCATTAGCACGTAGTTCCCACGGGAATGTGCCTTGGCCGTATCGTGTATGTGTGCTGTGCAGACAAGCGCCACGTTCTTTTGCCAGTTCAACACTTGCTTCCGTTAGGTAGTAGGCTTGATGTTCCATCCATGATTTAACATCTTGTAGTGAGTCTTTCTCACCATACTTCAAACTACGCTTGGCGTGCCAATAGGCTAAGTTTGTAATGCCAATGCCTAATGGACGGATCTCATCATTGCTTAACTTACTTTGAATGCTTAGAAAATCTTGATAATCAAGGATGTTATTGAGAGACCTGTGCAAAATACGACAAGCGCGGCGCATATCTTCAGGATTTCGGAAAGCTCCCCAGTTGATTGAACCGAGAGTACAGAGCGCAATACGACCATCAGCGTCATCCAAACGCTTAAAAGACTTAGTAGGAAGAAGAATTTCACAGCAAAGGTTACTCTGGTAAATGGTGTGGTATTCAGGATCAAACGGACCTTGGTTCATAACATTGTCAATGAACACTAGATAGATACGTCCTGTATCAGTGCGCTCTTTTAAAATGCCAGACTTGAAGACTTCTTCAGCTGACATTGTCTTCTTACGTAAGTCTTTACGCTTTTCGTATTTTACATACAGCTCTTCAAAGCGTTCTGTGTTTTGATAAAACGCTTCATACAAGTCAGGTACTTCGTTAGGATCAAAGAAAGTTATTTGTTCTTTGTTTTTAAATCGTCTCCAGAAGAAGGCACTAAGCACAACCCCATAATCCATATGACGGACTCGGGTTTCTTCTGTTCCTTGGTTGTTCTTAAGTACAATAAGATCATCAAACTGATGATGCCAAATAGGATAAAATACAGTAGCACTTGCATTACGAATACCTCCTTGTGAGCATGAGCGCAAATCTCCAAACCATTTCTTCAAGAACGGTATCATACCAGTATGCATGATTTCGCCACCGCGAATTGGGGAGCCCAATGGGCGTAGTCGACCGATTTCCAATCCGATCCCCGCACGTTTACTGGCATACTTGGCCATCATCTCACCACTAGCAAATATGCTATCCAGATCGTCGTCACTGCGGATAAGCACACAACTAGAAAACTGTTTAGTAGGAGTGCCGAGCCCAGCCAGCACAGGTGTAGCAAGAGTAAACAAACCATCGGATGCCGCTTGATAATATTCTTTAATGTAACGCATTCTTGCGCTATTCGGCTCTTCTTTATGGAAGACAGTCGCGGCTGCAACCATGTATCTAATTTGTGGAGTTTCATAAGTTTGTCCTGTTGAACGATTTTTTACCAGGTACTTTTCAATCAGCTGCTCAATAGCTGCATAACTGTATTGTTCGTCCTTGGCATGATCCAACATGTCATTCATGCGGTTCCAGTCTTCTTCAGTGTACCACTCTAACAACTCTGGTGTGTACAAGCCCGTGGCCACATTAGTCTTTACAATCTCATACAGGTGAGGAGGCGTGTAGGTACCATACACATCTTTTCTCAACATGCTGAGTCGCTGTTTGCCAGCCACAAACTGATAGTTGGTGTGTCCGACTCCGGGATTTGATTCTACATCAATCAAGTCAACAATAGCTCTAAGGGTAATACCATCAATTTCTCTAGTGGTAATGCCATCATAAAAATGCAACTGTGCCTTGATTTCTACCATGCTTTGGCTAACATCTGCAATGCCAGCACATACTTTTGCAATCTGCGTTTGCCATTTTTCCAGGGCCAATGGCTCACGCTGTCCTGTACGTTTTAGTACTGTTATAGTTTTCATTCTTTACCTTATTTGTTGCTTTAACTTGCTTTGACTGATGTTGTGCAGTGAATGTCTGGATCCTGGAATGATATTTACGATTTGTTCCTGATCCCAATTCAGTATATATTTCTCTTGAGGGATCAGGACTAAATTGTCGCTACCACATTCAATTAGCATACAGTCTTGCAGATCAGCTCGATCTATTATAGTAATAGTATACAGGATTCCTAGTCCCCGAGCAAGAGGACAATACATATCATCGCTCAAAAGTTGCCAAGGATCAGGCCAATTGTCACAATCGTCCCAGTGTAAATGGTATGCTTTCCAAGGTATATTGAACCACCAGGTGTTAATTAGTGTTAGAGCAGAATCTATATCGGCGGTTGAAGCCTGTAGTCTCAGATGATTCCAAGACTCCAGCCGATCGGCAAAATTTTTAGGCCACATCAACCAAGATTGGTAATGCTGTACTTGATGGTAGCATTGCTACCAGTTGAGGTTGAAGTGTATTGCACCAGAATATTACCGCCGGTGCCAATCACATCTAGAGTAATTCCAGTAGATCCATTTTCTGAAAAATCGTCGGTGAACACAAAACCAGTTGTGGTGGTGCTGGTGCCCTTTACAGCAACGATGGTACCTCGTCGACGAAAATCTGCTCTGGCAATTGAATAATCCATCTGTATTGAACTGATGGCTGCACCAGTAACAAAAGCAATATTTCCACCTGTGGTAGCATCTAACAAGGTATCCTGGATACCAGCAGTGCGTTGATAGGTGCCCAGATCCAAGGCATTGCCTTGTGACTCGTCTTGAACGCCACTTTGATACACCACGATATCATGCACATTCATGCTCATGGCCATTGAGTTGGTGTTGTTTAAATTGATTCGATTATATGTTGCACTTTGACTGTTGTTGCGCTCAAACATGTCGCCAACACTGGCGTTGTTGGCAGCATCAATGTCAATGATACTGCTGGCTGGTAAAGTGGCGCCATTGAAGTGATTACCAACATCATAAAATGAGTTGTAGCCGCTGATGTTGCGACTGACATTGGTGATAACAATGCCTTGGTTATAGATGTTGTCAAACAAGTTTTGTACAATACGAACACCAGTGGCTCCACCATTGACAACAATTGTATCTCCCAACACAATACCTTGATACAGTGTGTCTAGCTCACTGTTACTGAATGTGATACCTTCAATTTGTTGATCTGTTTGCGTTGCGTAGGTAAAGCCTGAGTACTTGCAGTTGTTCAGTGTGAGATTGCGTGTAACAAGACTGGCTGTGCTGGAAAAGTCAATGGCTCGAGTGTTTTCGACTGCGTCAACAAGTTCGGTCACAGTGAATGGTCCTGCAATAGTAACTGAATCCATGCTACATTGTTCAGCATCTTCCCACAAGAATCCATTGTGTACCTGATTGGTTGTAAATGCCAGGGCCGAGATTTCAATATTGCGTGGTGCAATTGCACTGTTGGTTGCAATGTTTACACCAGTTTGCTGTAAACTATCAGCAGTCTGGCCAATGTATTCAGGCAAACTTTCGATAACCCAGTATGTGCCGTTGCCAATTACAACTCCGATAGGGACTTCTGACAAGCTGCGGTAATAACTGCCTCCACTAGATACCAACACAGCTTCTGCATAGGCAATCAGTGAAGTGTGTGCTTGTACATTGAAGTTGATAATACTGCTGTTGCTGCCTTCGCCGTATAACTTGGCATACGGGGGTACGTTTATGGTATCGGTAATAATGTATGTGCCAGCCGGGAAGAACAAGCTGCGACGAATTTGTGGGTTGATTTCTCGGCAATACAACTGATTTAAGGCACGATTTATTGCTGCGGTATCATCTGTAGTACCGTCGCCGGTTGCACCAAAGTCTGTGACGATTGCATAGCTATCTAGTCTTGCCTGTATGCTTTGGCTTATTGGGCTACCGGCTGTTGCACCTGTTTGTACTGTGTAGCCGGCAGCAGCACCTTCGTAGGTGTAAGAAGTTGCAAAACCAAGAACATCCGAGAACTCGGTTAATACTTCAGTGTTGCCCACAACAGGTGCACCATCTTCTATTGTGCCGTTACCGATAAACAGTCTACGGTCATCTACGGCCCAGCCCAGTTCGGCACCGGCTAAGGGTTGTGGTAAGTCGGTAGTTAGCCCCTTACGTTGGGTTATTCTTGAAATTTGTACAATTGCCACGATATGTGATCCTTACAGGGTATCACATATTTAGCGTGTCTGGTAGTACATGTCTACTCGTTTCATCCATTCATTTGTCCAGTGTGCAAATTCATCGCCTTCGATCACATACTCTGTGTAAACAGGTTTGTCAAGGCTCCCGTCAGCTAACAAAGTAGGTTGTTGAGCCATTAAAATAACGCCGCAGTCAATGGCAGTGTTGTGAGTTTCGTTGTGTGCTGCTGCATACGCTGCCAACTGAACAAAGTAATCATCGATCCATTCACGTTTTTTGGGCTTGTTGGTTTGTTTAAAGTCCATGATTGCAGGCTTACCCTTCCAGAGTCCTAAACAGTCAGTGGTACCCGCATATAACCCACTATAATACAACGGTACTTCAACTCCCCAGCACTCGTCTACATTTTGTAGCCCTTGCATGATTACTTCTGCTGCCATAAACCACGAAGGGTGAGCAAATGGATTACCGGGTAAAGGCTTCATGTCATCGGTCAGCATGTAGTGCTCAAGATAGCTGTGCATGCGTGTGCCGCGACTGGCAGCTTCTGTTGTGATCTCTTGTGCTTTTTGTTCGCCCACTCGTTTGCGCCAATTGATCAGGATCTGTTTCTTTTCTTCACTCTTGGTGCGATCTAGAATTGTGGTCACACTAGGAACTTTGCTGCCGTCGGGCAGGCAGTAGTGTCGTTTGCCATCAATTGTTTCGCGATCGCAAGAGGTATAATTATATCTTTGAACTATCATGTTGTGTTACTTGTATGTTGGATTTTTTAAGAAAGTCTATGCCCACAGTGTCTCGGTATGCGGTGCCAAACCATACTCGAGCAATGCCAGCTTGAAATATGCCCTTGGCGCAGTCCAGACAAGGGGCGTGTGTTACGAACAAATCAGCACCGTTACCCGACTCTGTGCTTTTTGCCAGTTTCATCAAGGCATTCATTTCAGCATGCAAGACTTCTGGTTTGGTTTTTAATCTAGTCTCAACAGTGTGACCATCGTCATCAAACACATGTCCAATTTCATCTTCACAGTTGTTGTCCCAACCTGCTGGCATACCGTTGTAGCCAATGCTGACAATTCTATCTTCTTTGACTACAATAGCACCTACATGTAAACGACGAGCGTGACTGAGTTCTGCAAACACCCGGGCGGTCTGCATATACGCATCAATATATTTTTGTTTCAAACTCTAAAACTTTCTCCACAACCGCAGCGGTCGCGTTCATTCTTGTTGATAAATTCAAAGCCTTCGTTGAGGCCGCTGCGTTGATAGTCAATGGTCATGCCATCAATGTAGGGCAAGTGTTTAGGGTCTACAAATACCCGCACACCATTTGAATCATAGTGTGCAACACAGTGCAGATTGGGATTGTCCACATACTCCAGAGTGTATGCTAGGCCCGAACAGCCGGTGGTTCTAACACCAACTTGTATTCCTAACCCATGCCCACGCTTGGCAATTGCCGACTTGACTTTCTTTGCTGCAATGTCAGTTACTGATATCGTGGTGTTTTGCATCGGTCATTGGTGCTTGGTTCTGTAATCGGCTACAGCGGCTTTGATGGCATCCTCGGCCAGTATGCTACAATGTATTTTGACCGGAGGGAGGGCAAGTTCTTCTGCAATCTCACTATTCTTAATACTGCCGGCCTGGTCAAGTGTCATGCCTTTGACCATTTCAGTTATCAATGAACTTGATGCAATTGCTGATCCGCAACCATATGTTTTAAACCTTGCATCTGTAATTACCCCATCCTCAACTTTAATTTGGAGTCGTAATACATCTCCTCTAACCGCAAGCTGGGGCACCGACTAAGCCGGTTCCAACTTGCGCATCTCCTTTATTAAAAGTTCCTACATTCCGAGGATTTTCAAAGTGGTCAACCACTTTATCACTATAAGCCATAATTTTCTCCTAGTACTAATTTTAACACATCTTCAGTTTGAAATCTATCCCATTTGAGTCTATTCTCTTCCCCAAGGATATAACGCAGATTTTGTTTACCGCCTAAAATTGCTGGGTCAATTCCCAATTCAAATCCTTGACGGAATGGTATAATATGATCAAGTTGGAATTGATCTTTTCTTTTTCCTGTATTAGCAGGAATAAGCCCTTCTTTTTTCATTTTACAAACACTGCGGTAAGTTGCTCTACGACAATCTCCTTTGTATTTAGAAAATAAATCATCAACCTGTTTCTTTGGACGAAGATTATTAAGTCGGCCATCTTTGTTAGGATTGTTTTCTAAAAATCTTTTCCTAGCGACCTTATTTGGTAGTCCTTTGTTCCATCCGTGCCCTTTGGCTAGACCATCCCTATTTTGCTTAGTCTTTTGTTCTTCGGTAAGTTTTTTACCTTTGTTCCACGGCTCGTATTCTCCTCTGTTTAAAGGATTTTTACAAGGAACTGAACAATACTCTAAAAACCGAGGCCTAGATACAAATTCGTTACTACAAAAGAGACAGCACCTAGTATGTCCATACTTGTTTTTCATACAAGTATTTATCTAGGTGCTCCAGTTTGTGAATTTGATGTTGTTCTTTTTAAACGCCGCGATCTTTGTTGGCTGCAGATTTGGCGGCAGCGGCCACAATGTTCTGAGCTTGGTTAACCGGCATCTTGACCGGAGTAGGTTCGCCGCCACCTTTGAACACAATAGGATCCGTTGACTCTGGTGCTAGTGGTTCCAACAAATTGCTTAATGGAGGTTGCCCAACCAATTCGGCAATGTTCTGTGCGTTGACGTTGATGTCTAGGCTTTGTGCTAGACTAATAAATGCTTGTTGGCTAATTTGCTTTTGTGCATTGGTATCGTCTGCACGGCCACTAAGAAAGGAAACCAAGCCCATCAATTCGTTAGGCTTGGGTGTAAAGTCCGACAAGTCGGCAACTTCACATATACGCATTATCTACGTGCTCGGCCCAGAGCAGGTCCAGCTGCTGGCTCAGCACCTGCTTCTGCACTCAATGCATCTAGCTCATCTTCGGCACCCATATCAGCACCTAGGTCGGCACCCATGTCAGCGCCGGCTTCAGCACCTGCCATTGCATCAGCAGCCACAGCATCAATTGGTGCTGGAGTAGTGCCAGTGACCACGCCCAGAGCTTGATCCATTTGTTGTTTGGCCTGTTGCAGATTTTGCATCAGAGCACTCAGTGCAGAACTAGCGTCACCATTGAATTGTACTGCTTGTTCTGGACCTACTTGATTCTTGATGCTGTCAACCAGGGCTGGCAGTTCTTTGAATTGCAGTTCAGAAACATCTTCCAACATGCCTTGCATCTTGTCAACCATGTCTTGAGCAGCCAACACCACTTGGGCTTGTTGTACTTCGCTCTCAGTAAGTCTGCGACCCATGAATCGACGACGTTGGCCTTCGGCTTGCATTAGCGCAGCACCGGCAACCATTTTTTGTTCGTCTGGGTTGAGTGTTTGTCCAGCAGTGCTTTTCTTGAGAGCAGCAGCCAGTTTAGGATCCTTGACTTTGGCTACAGCAGCAGCAGGATCGACTTGTCCAGCAGCAGTGGTACCCGGAACGTCCATTTCTTTGAGACGACCTTTGAGAGCCTGTTCCATCATGACCAGTTTGAGATAGCTGGGATCTTTCTCACTGTGATGGCGAGCTGATGTGCCTTGGTGTTCGTGGATTAGACCACGTACACGACCCAACATACCAGCAGTTTGACGACGGTTAAGTTGGTCAAAGCTGATACGTGAACCAAAGTAACTTTCGAATACTTTGGCGATTTGTTTACTTGGCTGAGGGGCCGCTAGTTCTTGCAGTTTCATTTGAGAATCCTCTAATTTGCATATATTTAGCCGAGTTTACACATTTCTCTAATTCAGTTGATACTGAGTTTAGCAAAATTAGCTTGGGCTGTACTTTCATGTTTACAATTTCATAAAAGTGGTCTGATTGACTGCGACGGCCAACACCTTGGCGGCATTGAATATCAGCGGCTAATGTTTGTTTTTTACGGTCTAAATTCAAAATAGTGTTGGCCAAATTCAACTGATTAAACTTGTCTGCTACACACCAACTCACAGCATTGCGTTTGCTGTCAAAACAATGAATAGCATGTGACCAAGTGTTAACTGAGTAACCGTGCTCTTGACGCTCCACATGGTATTTGCCAAAAACAACATAGCTACCATCGGTATCCTGCACAATCATGTTGTTGAGATTGCGTTTGAATTCACGTTCAGCAAAGCGTTCCAGCTTTTGTTCTTGTGTCATAGAGTCTTGATATACTGTGTTATCAACCAGCCGCAGGTGGCAAGCAACACTCCAATGATACCTATGCCCCAGCTGATCAACTGACTGTTTCTATTTTCAGACATTTTATGAACCAGGCCGTGGGTGGTCTGTGCCATAGTTTTGAGATCTTTTATGTCTGTTCTCACGTCCGTGAATTGCAACTCCAACGCTTTGTAGCGTTCTGCACACAATTCCACATGTGCCTCTAGACTTTTCTTTTCAATATCGGTGGTATCAGCCATGTTGTTATTGTTCCAATATACTATTTAGTTGTAGAAACCAAATGTTTTGATCTGCACCGTGAGTAGAAATAGTTCGTTCAACTCCAGATTTTTCAGTAAGTCCAGTCAACATTGGCACACCATTGCAATCATTCAACAGGCCCGCCAGTGGATCAGTGTTGTTGTTTACAGTGTACACTGCTTCAGCTTCGATAGCAAATTCAAACTCCCAGGTGCCGTTTCGATACACAGGCATGACCAAGTCCATAGGCTGGGCTCTAAGTCCAAGTATTTGTAAAAGGGTTTCCCAGTTGCGTTGTTGATTACGACTGCGATTCCAGGCTGCAAGATCTTGTATGGGCTGGCCTGCTTGATCTTCAAACGGTATCATACTAGTGCGGAAGCTGCCTGTAACGCCGGTGTAACTGCAATCAAAAAGTGTTTTGCACTGTATTCTCATTAGACAGATATTTAAGGCCAAAAGGAAACCCCGGATTTTTTACGTCCGGGGTTGTGATCTAAATTATTTTAGATTAAGAAGCAGCTAGCTTGAAGCCGATGCTGGTGCAACTATCCAACTGGAAACCAGTTGCAGTGATGTTGGCAGCAGTCAAGAATGTAGCAGCATTAGCAAATGCGCCAGTCGGGAACACGCCAAAACTCAATATTGTTGCATCAACTTGATACACTGCAACTGTAGAAGTTTGCTGAATTGCGCGAATAACGTTGCCAACGTAACCGTTGACACCTTGTTGACCAGCAACAGTGGTATTAGCAACAACACGGAAGAAGTCCAGTTTAGGACCAGCTGGGTTCACGGGTGTAGCAGCAGTAGCAGTTGCAGGAGCGATTGGACCGTTTTGTACGTCAATTGCAAATACCGGTTGTGCGTCGCCATTTACGGGAGTTAAGAATGCCATAATAAATTTCCTTTAAGTTAATGAGTCACTTGGACTCTGCTTTTATTTACCAAAGTGACAAGAATCACGTTGGTTGCGGGTTATTTCTGGCTCTATTTTGAGCAGCAAATGCAGTAGGATCAAACCTAGACACCAGTTTGCTGTAGCCTGCAGGTGTGGCCATAACCCATCCCTCGCCACCGGGATTTGCAATGTCAGCTTGTGTCATTAGATGAACTTTGAGTTTGTGCAACAATTCAAATGCATAGAATGCTGCACCCAGTGCTTCAGTATTGCCGTTGCTGTTCAAGTGTTCAACAATGTTGTTGAATTTTCTTGGTGTCACACGAGTCTGCAACCACTTGCCAAACTCTACCACAAGTTGATTGGCCGGCTGCAAAGGAGAACCAACCTTGGTGTTTATAAAATCCACAGCTAGCTTGAACAAGTCTGTGATTTGTGCAGCTCTAAGTTCAGCAGGGTTAAACAACTTTTGTAAGTTTTCCAGTTGGCCGCCGCTGCTGATTTTTTTTAGAATGTTGGTCAACTCAGTTACTGTTTTA